TAATGCTCAAAATCATCTAAACCCTCGTAAAATTTCTGACGACCATAGTAATAGTTGTCGAGCACTTCCTTTGGATCTCTGTCATGCACTGCGGCAATCGTCATCTTTCCGATAGCGCCGTCTACAGTAAGGCCACCAGTAGCTTTCTGTAGGATCTTAGCAGCCCTGCTAGGACCGGCGTTCACACACATGTCACTGACCGAGATGTCAACGCCAGAGGGGAGTTTATCTGCATGTATGACATCCCAGTAGTTTTTCTTATAAAGCGGCTTGACGTCTTCTTCGGTCAAAGCTTTCATAACATCTTTAGGCGCAGGCTTGCCAGTATACTTAGCCCAGTTCCATGCAGTAACGCCGAGCATTGTAGAGCCTTCGTTACCATAACCGTCACCTTTTGCATTACCATTGTCGCGCTGATCGTCTGTAAAACCACCCTCATGCTTAATAAGCATTTTAAAAAACATGTACCAATTTTCTTTCATCTTACTCTCCTACTGGCTCTTTATCGCCGCATACCCTGACGTATACCATATCTGAGGTATAACTTTCCGACCATTTATTTTCTGTAAATGTGCAGAAATGCCATAGGTCATCTACGTCTGCATTAAGCAAATCCAGACTATCCTGATGAGCTGATACCTCTCCCTGCAAATGCTCTAAGTCATGGACCAGTGAGCTGATATACCAGACCAATGCAACCAACTGCACAGCCATTGCAAAGGCTAATCCAATGTTCACTTTCATTTTTTCTTGGCTTTCTTTTTTGCAGTAGCACTTAAATCTTTAAAATGAAATAATTGCTTACTAGTTTTCCCGTGTGTTTTGCCACTATGTAACTGACCATTTGGCATTTTATGTGTGCCGCCTTTATGCTCAGTACCATCGCGAAAGTAATGCTTCATTCCTTTAGCCATTTTTAACTCCATAATATTTTGACACTGCACGATTACCAAACCAAAAAGACATTATTGCAGCGAATAAACCTTGTGTCTCTGCCGTCCACATTAACGGTACTGCGTCTGCCCAGTTGCCACCTTCTGCCATAACTCTTAAAATGACTACCGTCTGTACGGCGACGAAAAGAGCAAAAAAACAATAAGTAATAACAGGCCGGACACTTCCACGAAGTGCGTTGACAAAACCTCCAGAATCCATTGAATCATGTTTATATAACCCCTCTGTCTCTTTAATCTCTGCTTGCTTATCTATAATATTTAGCTTGAGCTCGTTGCGCTTGGTCATCATATCCATCTCAACTTTCATGCGCTCAAGCTTGTGTTTGTGGTCTTGACTAGCTTTGAAATAGTTTAAAACTTCTGGCAAAAACGATGTACCAAAGCCCAACAGACTACCTAGCAATGTCATCATTGTTCATTCTCCATTTTTACACTTGCTGATTTGCCGTTTGATTTTGCGCTGTAGGCATTGAAGCCCATGAACGCCCCCACCACGGCACTGGCTGACAACACGTAAACTGATGCAACATCTGTTATTAAACTTGCCGCCTTATCAAATCCAAGGACAGAAGCAAGTAAGATAAAAAAAGGATAAATCAGCATCCCGAATAATGCAAAGGCAGTAAATCTTCGTTCTGAATTGCGCTTTAAATCTTGGTCTACCATCTCTAATCTGGCCTGTTCCAACCGCAGATTATCCCACTCATTTCTTTCTATAACACCATTTTTATTGGCGTCTACTTTATCAAATTCTGTCATCTCTTCGCCCTCGCATATGCAATCGCTATTCTTTTTTCCCGTGTGATTATAACAACTTTACCAGATTTGTCATATATTATGTATTTACCTCGCCGCTCAACTACAATCACAGTTCTATTTTAATGCACACAACTTTTGATTTATCGCTCGTCACAAGGACTTTAGCCTCTTCTTTGGCAATCTCACACACCTCTTGCTTGGTGTAGCTGCCAATATGATAATGCTCAAAGCCTTGCGTTGCTAACTGAACCCAGAGTAAAACCCACATCTACCACCTACCCTGCCATTTGCCTAAAAAGTAAAAGCCTGCAAACAAAATGCCGCCACTAATAGCAAAAATTACGGCGCCAATAGCAAAGTTAATCATGGCGTCTATTTGTTCCTGCTTACGATACAACTCATCTTTACGCCTTTTGCGTTGCTGCGCCTCGATTGCCAAAACTTCTTTCCATGCTGATGGCCCGTACATGAACGAAATTTCATCCTTCAAGGATTGGCGCATCTCCTTGAATTTACGCTCATTATTCCAGAGTAAGATCGCGTTTTCCTCGTCGCTACCTTTGAACGTCTTTTTCCAAAAGGGAGGGTTCTCCTCACGCCGTTGAAGCTCTGTAAAATCTGAGAACGCTTTGCCCCACTGATTTAGTTGGCCGGCCATTTCCCCTAAATCCTTGCCGGCGGAAATGGCGCCCTTGAGCGCCTTAAAACTGCCGGTGGCGAGAGCTACGCATCCACTGATTGTAACGGGGTCCATTTTAGCCCATGAATGTCATATTCAACAGCAGCAATAAACTTGCCCCAGTAATGGCAATCATCACCGACTGTAACTGGCGTATTTTATTATATAAATCTTTAAACTGTATTTTCATCTCAGTTTTAATTTCTGCAACTTGGATTTGTATTTCGTCTATACGCTCATGCGCTGATGATACTGTACGTTTATCCATAAATAAGTCCCTTTCTGCTTTGCGTCTCTTTTAACATATATAATAGGGCTTGTACATCTGTTAACAATTTGTTAACGTATATATATAACGAATCAGGAGGATCAAATGTTTCACTATCACTTAGAACTATCAAGCTCACACTTTAAAAAGCAAACAATTAGAATTGAAGTTATCGAAAACGCTGAAAAAGCTTTAGAACAATTTGCTAAAGCCAGTGGCTCAGTAGAAAAAGTTATCAAACTTTGCAAAGAGTCAGCATTAACAGAAGACGCTTTCAAAATCTTGCCTACGCAAATCGAGCTTACACGCCACGATTATGCAACTGGCGAAAAAAATCAAATGGCAATCTGGAACAGATAATAAACGGGGGCAACAGCCCCCCTTGCTTTCTTTTTAACAAGTAGTTAACAATAAGAAAAAACGGAGTTAACACAATGGAACTAAAACAGATCGGCCCACGCATACGTAAAGAGGTTTACGACAAGTTTGCCAAGGATTGCGAGAATACACGATATAGTCAGTCAGTTATTATTGAGAAACTTATTATTAATTACTTGAAGGACAAAGGCTATGAGTTCGCCAGTGACATTAGGGATTGATTGCGGCTACCGCCACGGCGGTGTCGCTCTCATCTCGGATGATTGGTCAGAGGTTCACGACCTGCCAGTTTACAGCGAGGGCGGTGTCGATGTAGTTGCCCTTATGGACATTATTACGAGCGCAGATGTTACGCACATCTACTTAGAGCGGCAACAGGCAATGCCAAAACAGGGGGTCAGCTCAACATTTAAAATCGGTTATGGCTTCGGTCAGATCGTTACGACGGCAGCATTAAGCCGCACGCCGTACACTATAGTTTCACCGTCGATCTGGAAAAAATCACTCGGGTTGCAACGTGACAAGGACGCAGCAAGACGTCTAGCTCAGCAATGGTTTCCAGATCTGGCATCATCACTAATTAGGAAAAAAGACGAGCACCGTGCCGAGGCGCTGCTCATAGCATATTATGGACGAGGAAGACCATGACCATCAAATACACAATGCCAAACGCAGAATACCATAAGAGCGAGGCTCTCAGTGCGTCTGGTGCAAAGACGATAGCCATGAAGTCATTGGCTCACTACAAGTATGGCGAAGTAAAGCATAGCCCTGCATTTGACCTTGGAACGTGTACACACACACTCGTGTTTGAGCCGCATATGAAGAACAGCGTTTGGTGCGGCCCTGATAGTCGTCGTGGTAAAGAGTGGACGCAGTTGAAAGAAGAGGCCGAGGCTGAAGGCGCGATACTGCTCACTAAATCAGATTATGATCAGGCAAACAAGATGGCAGAAGCCGTATTAAGCAATCCGGCTGCCGCAGATTTGTTATCTGGCGACCTAGTCGTCGAGGCTAGTATGTTTGCTCACGACAGCATTTACGACGTTGAGACAAGAGCTAGACCAGATGGATGGCGTAAGGACATAGCAGCATTAATAGATTTGAAAACGACAATTGATCCGAGCCCAGAGGGCTTCGCACGTCAAATAGGCAACTTTGGCTATCATATGCAGGATCAATTTTACCGCAGGGTATGTACACTAAATGGCATCGAGATAGATCGATTTATATTTATTGCGGTAGGCAAGGATTCTCCACATTGCGTTGGAGTATACGAACTCGATTGGCGCACGCTCGAAGAGGGCAAAGCGGCAGTCAAGTACGCGCTAGAGCAATTTGCTGCGGCGCAAAAGAGCGGCGTATGGGGCTCTGGTTATGGTGAGCTGCAAACTCTCCAGATACCACCATATGCTTTTAAATTTTCGGCAAACTAGTCAAGGAGACACATATGCCAATAACATTCGGATCTGCGGAGAGTACCGCATCATCAAACTTTATCAGGTCAAACCTTCCGCAAAATAAGTGGTGGGTTAAAGCCGAAGGCGGAGACGAGCCTATCGATATGGAGAGAGGCTTCGCCATAGATATCAAAAACGTGACCTTCGGGTGGCTGCATATTGATGTTGGCATGAGAGATTGGCAGGCGTGGCCTAGCCCGTCGCAGTCAACGCCAAGACCTAGCGATAGCCATAAGCAAGGCTTCGAGGTAGACTGTTGGCTCTCAGATGGTCGTGAGGCGTCTATGAGCGGCAACTCGTATGGGTTAGGTCAATTCATAGCCAAGCTTTACAACAAGGCTGAGACGGCTGACGAGTTTACGGCAGGCAAAATACCCGTAATACAAGTAACGAGCTCAACGCCTGTAGTTATAGGCAAAGGCACGTCATATGACATTGGCTTTAATATCCGTTCATGGATTGATAAGCCAGAAGCTATACTGGAGGAGGGCGCCAGTGGCGGTACGCCACCAGTAAAGGCGGAGGCAGCTCCAAAAGCTCCGCCGAAAGCTTCCGAAGACGCCGACACAGACTTCGGTTTCTAGGAAGACGCGACGCCCTCGAGTCAGGTCTGGGGCGTCGCACTTAATCAGAGGTATAATAAAATGAGTGAATCATATTTTGAAAAGGTACGTGAGAGCGTTGTAGGTGACGTTGTACATGCATTACGGGGAGGACGTAATGAGGTGTTAAACAAGGCTGCTTTCACAATTGGAAGGCACGCGCATTTAGCGCCTGCTTTATTAGACAGAGCCATCGTAGACTTACACGGTGCGGCAAAACAAATCGGATTAAACGAGATAGAAATTAAGGCGACCATTGGGTCAGGTTTTAAGCGTGGCGGTGAAAACCCAAAGACATTAGAAAACTCTGACGCAGTGCCTTACACTGCAAGTGATTTTAACAGGTTAATTAGTAAGCTTGCAGCATCTGATTTATTGGCAAAAGATGACGAGACGCGCAACGACAAAATGAAAAAGGCTCGTCTGACGTGGGAGCGTAGCGTGCCAATTACCAGAGAAAACAAGGACGCAGTAAGACCTGCACTATTATATCTTAATCATCGTGGTCTCAGGGCGAGCTCAGCGGAGAACATAGCGCGGTTTAGCCCTAATGTGTACGACGGTCCTGCGATTGTCTTCCCTGCTCTCAACGAGCTTGGTGAGGTCGAGGGCATACAAAGCGTATTGCTTACTCAGGAAGGACGTAAGCGCGAGCATAACGAGATAAGCAAGTACAGCCGTGGCGTTATGTCAGGCAATGTAATGAGCATCGGAGACACGGGACCGATCATATTGACCGAGGGGCCAGAGGATGCGCTAAGCGTGCGTCAGGCCGTCGGAGACGAGGCTATAGTAGTGTGTACGTTTGGTAAGGCAGGAATGTCTACTTACAATGTCCCGAGAGCGTCAGACGTCACAATATGCGCTGATCCTGATTTAAATGTGGATGATGTTGTAGACGTACTGAAAGGCGACGGCTCGACTAGCGTGTATGTCGTGCGCTTCGACGCACTTGGGGTCGATAATGTCAAAGACGCTAACGACTACTTACGGGAAGTAGGAGAAGCCAAGTTGCGCGAAGCACTTGCAAAAGCTAAGCCACACGAACAAGAAGTGCAAGAGGCATTAGAGGCCGAGAGGCAGTGGCCGACGCCCTTCACTTGGATCGACCCGAAGTTGATCCCTGCGCGGCGTTGGATCTATGGTAATCATTACATTAGATCCAACGTCAGCGTATTAGCGTCTGCCGGAGGCGTCGGTAAGACGTCGATGCAGATCGTCGAGGCTCTGGCTATTGCCACTGGCAAGCCTCTTCTCGGCGAGGAAGTTAGAGAGCAGTGTAACGTCTGGGTCGTAAACCTCGAAGATCCGTTAGAAGAGATGCAGCGCAGATTAGTTGCGGCAATGCTGCACTTTAACATTGCACCAGAAGACGTTGAAGGTAGGCTGTTTTTAGACGCAGGCCGTGACATGCAGATTATGTTTGCAAGCCAAGGACGGGACGGCATACAGGTGCATGACGAGCTCGTTGACTACATGATTCGAAAAATTGAGCAGCATCAAATCGGGGTTACATTTATCGACCCGTGGGTTGGCGCGAATCAGATCAACGAGAATGATAACGTCGCAATGAACGCGGCAGTGTCTGCGGTGCGGCGTGTCTGCGATGCGACGGACTGTAGTATCGGCTTGGTGCATCACATACGTAAAAGTAATGGTGATGAGGCGACGGTAGACAGCGTCAGGGGCGCCGGCTCGCTCATCGGTGCGGCAAGAGCTGCGAGGGTCATTAATAAGATTAGTCAGGAAGATGCGCTGAAGCTCGGCGTCAGCGAGCAGGATAGCCTTGGCATATTCAGAGTTGATGACGGCAAGGCAAACCTAGCTCCGCCTGCCGCACATGCCGTGTACCGGCGCATGGTCGGGGTGCAGCTACCCAACGGGGAGTACGTGGGGGTAGCTACGTCGTTTGCAATGCCAGATCTATTCGACGGTATCAAGCCGAAGGATGCGTTAGCGGTGCAGCGCGCCGTTGGTGAGGCGGAAGGCAACGACGAGCCGTATCGGTCAGACGTCAGGGCGAAGAACTGGATCGGCGTTGCCGTCGCCAGTGTGCTTAAGCTAGACTTGGACAAGAAGCACGAGAAGGCAAAGGTGCGAGCTGTAGCTAAGAAGTGGCTAGAGACCGACGTACTGCGTCACTCGACGTGGTTAAGCAAGCGCGATGGGCGCGAGGTTCCAGTTGTTGTCGTTGGCGAGTGGATAAGCAGGGAGGAGGCAGGGCTGTGAGCACGCACACTGTAAAAGCTAAACGTCGCCACCCAGATACGGAGCGTGAGCATTACGAGGTGGCTCATATAACCTTTGAGCTCTCGCAGAAGGACCACACATTTGCTCTGATAGCAGGCGAGGCATTAACAGCCAGAGATCGTAAGCCGCTCTTTAGCGGCGTTATAACGGATCATATGGCAGATGATCTCGAGGTTGTGGCGTGGCGTATCAGGCAGCTCAAGCTGCTACAGGAGGGGAAAGAAAATGAGTAAGAGGCCAGAGAACAAGCTAAAGCTTGCCGAGATCATCTGGAACGATGATACGGGGGAGGCGAGCATCGTGTGGGAGAAGGAGCACAAGCCAATAGCTCCGCTACCAATTATGCAATATGTGCTTCTGTTCGACGCAATGGTTGACGTGGCACACGATGCCAACAGAAATATGGCCGACTTACAGCGTATGCTCAAGCTATCTGTAAACGGTAATGAGACGGTGCATTGAGGGGCGTTGGGGTGTTACCGCAGTTACCGCAGTTGAAGTGCGGAAGACTGCGAGAAGTGCGGAAAATAACGTCAAAAACCTTCCGCCGCAGTTGTTAC